CGGGATATGGTTCACACCCAGTACGCCTATTGCCTGGTAAACATGGTGGCCTATCACGCCTGCAATACGGACGACCGCATCGACCTCAAAATCATGCAGGGTACGCTGATACAGAACCAGAGGGCAGAACTGGCGCTGGACGCCATGCGCGAGGGCTGCAGCCACATCCTGTTCATTGACTCAGACATGACCTTCCCCCAGGACATGATTCAGCGGCTGATGTCGCATGACCTTGACATTGTGGCAACCAACTGCGCCAGGCGCAGGATGCCGACAGGCCCAACTGCCAAGATCGGCAACAAGCTGGTCTACAGCAATATGGATGACCACGGGCTGCAGGAGGTGGACACCATTGGCATGGGGGTGATGCTGATCAAGGCAGACGTATTTAAGAAGATGTCCGAGCCTTGGTTTGAGACTCCCTGGCGCAATGACAAGCGCGGCTATGTGGGCGAGGATGTGTTCTTCTGCCTCAAGGCCAAGGAGATTGGGTATAAAATCTACATTGACCACGATGTCTCAAAAGAAATAGGCCACATTGGCACCTTTGAATTTCGGCATGAGCACACATGGGTGGTCAAGGATTTGCAGGACAAGGAGGCGTAAATGGCACTCTCTACCTACACCGAGCTAAAAGCATCAGTTGCTGATTGGCTCAATCGTTCTGACCTCACAGCGGCAATTGCCGACTTCATCAGTCTCGCCGAGGCTCAGATGGAGCGCGTCCTACGCACCCGGCAGATGATTGTTCGCTCCAATGCATCCTTCAATGTTGCGTTTGGGGCAACGCCTGCCGACTTCCTTGAGGTTCGGACATTCAAACTGTCAGGCACCAACCCACCCACTCCATTGACATTCCTGACCATTGACTCAATGGACCAGGAGTCCACCAGGCTCAGTGCCAGTGGCAAGCCAAGATTCTTTACGGTGGTGGGTGGACAGTTTAGGCTGGCTCCAGTGCCTGATACCAACTACGCAACCGAGCTGACCTACTACGCAAAGTTGAGCAAGCTGTCCAGCTCTGTTGCCACCAACTTCATCTTGGACTCTAGCCCAGACGCCTACCTCTACGGCAGCTTGCTGCAGGCAGCACCGTACTTGCAGGACGACAACCGAATTCCTGTCTGGGCTGGACTGTACGAACGTGCCTTGACCGACTTGCAGGTGGCTGATGACCGTGCATCCACCTCTGGCGGCGCACTGTTGACCCGTGCCAGAACCTTGGGGTAAGCAATGATTGTGATTACGACAAAAGGCGATATGGATGACTCCTTGCTGGACAAGCGCGAGGGTTCAATTGACACCAGCAATGAATCAACCAACTGGGTTGAGTATTGGCATGAGGGTGAGTTGGTGCATCGTTCTGTCAACATGGTTTTGAAACGCTCGGTTTTCGCCCAAGGCGAAACGCAACAAATTTAAGGAACTGCTATGGCAAACACTCAGGCGATGTGTACCAGCTTCAAGGGTGAGCTGCTGGTGGGACACCACAACTTTGGTACTGGCGTAACCCGAGGTTCAACCGCTGCCGACACCTTTAAGGCTGCGCTGTACCTGGCCTCGGCAACTGTCAACGCAAGCACCACCGCCTACAGCGCCACCAACGAGGTGTCAGGCACTGGCTACACGGCAGGCGGCGTCACTGTAACCTTTGGCACTGCGCCAAGCACCAGCGGTACAACTGCCTTTGTCACTCCAAGCGCCAGCATTGCATTCAGCTCTGTCACGTTGTCCACAGCGTTTGATGCGGTCCTGATCTACAACAGCACCCAAAGCAACAAGGCAGTCAGCGTCCACACCTTTGGCAGTCAGACAGTCACTGCCGGGACATTCACGCTGACCATGCCAACTAATGATGCAAGCACTGGCCTGATCAGGCTGGCGTAAGCAAGGGGGCAGCATGGCTGCTTATGGAACAGGCTACTACGGGCTTGGTGTTTATGGCATAGGCAATGTTGTCATCAGCGGCAACACGGCTACTGGTGATGTTGGTACGCTGCTGGCTGACAGGTCCATCCAGGAGGATGGGACTGTTGCCACAGGCAATGTTGGCACAGTAACGCTCACGTTGTCGGTTGGCATTACAGGCAACCAGGCAACAAGTGCAGTTGACTCGGTAACGCCATCAGCAGCCAAGGCTGTGACAGGCAATGCAGCAACCCTGGCGGTTGGCAGTGTCAATCACAGCAAGGCGGTTGACGTTAACGGCAACCAGGCTGCTGGTGCGGCTGGCAATGCTGGTGTTGGTGTGAGCAGGGCTTTGACAGGCAATGCGGCAACGGGTGCTGTGCAGACGATGCCCTCTGAAGTCCTGGTGTTCCAGGCCATCACGGGTAACGGCGCAACGGGTAGTGTTGGCAGTGTGGGCCACAGCAAGGCGGCTGCGATTAGCGGGAATGCAGCCACTGGTTCGGTGGGCATTGTCTTTGGATTTGGCTGGGGTGCTATCCCCAACACGGCAGAGAGTTACACGGCGATCAGTGACACTGCAGAGACTTGGACCTCAATTGGCAACACGGCAGAAACGTATACGGCGATTAGCGATACAGCAGAGACTTGGACTGCAATCGCAGATAATTCTGAAACTTGGACACCTGTTTGATAGGAGCTAAAAATGGCTGATACCACCACAACAAATCTACTGCTGACTAAGCCCGAGGTTGGAGCCTCAACCGATACCTGGGGCACCAAGGTCAACACTGACCTGGACTTGATTGATGCGCTGTTTGATGCAGGCCCAGTGCTAAAGGTTGCAAAGGGTGGCACAGGCATATCAAGTTTGGGGACAGGAGTTGCCACTTTCCTTGGCACACCATCATCAGCAAACTTAGCGGCAGCAGTTACGGGCGAAACAGGCACTGGCGCATTGGTCTTTGCGACTTCTCCGACATTGGTGACACCAACTTTGGGCGTAGCTACAGCTACATCACTGCAAGGCATCATTGGCAACGTCACCCCGGCTGCGGGTTCATTCACCACTCTCGGCGCATCGTCCACGGCTACGCTCAACACGCTTGTGTCAAGCGGTGCAACGCTGACGGGTGGGACAATCAACGGCATGACTGTCGGCGCTACGACTGCAACCACTGGTGCGTTTACCTCACTCACCGCATCCACAACAGGCAAAGTTGGAACAACTTTAGGCGTTGGTAATGCAACCCCATCAGCAAGCGGTGCTGGCATCACCTTCCCCGCAACTCAATCCGCATCATCAGACACCAACACGCTGGATGACTATGAAGAGGGGACTTGGACGCCTGTATTGGGAGGTTCTGGTGGAACATCTGGCCAAACATATGGTTTTCGAGAAGGTAAATATACCAAAGTTGGAAATGTTGTAACTTGTGTAGCATTGGTTCAATTATCTGCAAAAGGAACAATAACTGGTAATTTGCAAATACAAGGATTCCCATTTCAGTTTTTTGGTTATCCAGCAACTGGCCTTGGATATACATCTAAGTGGACATCAGCAGTGGGAAGTTATATTGGGTTTTCCGGTGATGATGGTAATTCTGCAGCTTTATTTTGGGCAAATAATTTATTAGGGGCAACGGCAACTGTTTTAACAGGTTCTGCAATTGTAGATGATTCTCAGATTGCTTTTACATTTACTTATTTAACAACTTAATTAACTTGATTAGATTATCAAGTCGGACACTTAATTTAAAAGGAAAACATCATGTCACTCACTAAATCAACCGTCATTGACCAAATCACAGTAACCGAGAACGGCACCATCCTCTACCGCAATGCAACACGCGTCATGGAGGATGGCGTCCAACTGAGCCAAACCTACCACCGCAGCAGCCTCACACCGGGGCAAGACCTGACAGGCGTCCCTGCCAATGTCGTTGCTCATTGCAACACGGCATGGACAGCGGATGTGGTTGCGGCATATCAAGCAGCACAAGCAGAAAGCCAGCCGTGAGCCTTGAAGCACAATTCAGCAGCCATGAAGCGGTTTGCGCCGAGAGGTACGAGCAAATCAACGCACGGCTCAAGCGGCTTGAGGGCATCATCATGAAGACCGCCGGGGTGTTGATTTTCAGTATGTCTGCAATTGTCTATGCCAGCCTCACGCTGCATCGTTGATTATGGATTTCTTCGACATCCTGTCGAAAGCATGGCCTATATTGCTGGCAATTATCACGCTGATAATCGTCCTGGCAAAACTCGACTTGCGGGTGGCAGTGTTAGAGGAGAAGATCAAAACGCTGTTTGAAATGTGGAACAAGAAATGATTGACCCGCTAACCGCTTTTGCAGTGGCGCAGGGAGCAATCAAAGGCGTCCAGGCGGCAATCAAGATGGGCAAGGACATCAACGCCATTAGCGGCGATTTGATGAAGTTCTTTGAGGCCAAGGATGTCGTTGCGAAGGAAGCGGTAAAGAAGAAACCCAAGGGGTTTGGGCAGAGCGATACGGCGGTGGCATTTGAAACGGTGATGCAGCTCAAGCAGTTGCAAGATGCGGAAGCGGAATTGAAGCAGATGCTAATCTGGTCAGGCAATGACGATGTGTGGAACGCCATCATGTTGGAGCGCAACAGGATGGTGACAGAGCGCAAGAAGGCAGAGGCTGAAGCAGCTCACGCCAAGGCGGTGAGGGCAGAAGAGATTAGCGACATTGTGAACTTTGGTTTATGGTCCGCGCTGGTGGCATCCATAGTGGGCCTAGTGGCCTGGTTGACCTGGCAAATTGTTGGAGATGGAAGATGAATGACGACAAAGGCGCTTTAATCGAAAAGGCTACGTTTGCAATACTGCCGCTGCTGTTCTCCTGCGTTGTGTATCTGATGAGCGCCCTGTCCAACTTGAGCCATG